ATTGCCCAGCGTATTGCCGATGTCGCCTAGCACACTACTGGCGTTGTCGGTTGCCTCAATGATTAGTGATAATTTCTCGCTCATTTTTTGCTACGCTGCCTGCTAATGTCGCTCTGCGCTCGCTCGTTCTCAATCAACAGCGACCACACTCGTATCACATCGCCGTAATCCTCGCGCATCAGTTCGCTTGGTAGCTTGTGAAACCGGTCGCACATTTGCGCGAATACCAAGTCGTCAGGGTATTCTGTGCGAATCCCTGCCGCTAGTTTTTGGAGTTGCCGCTTTTCTTCGGCACTGATGCCGCCAGTCCCAAAAAAAGCTCATTGAAGTACTGAATTGCCGGCAATACAATCTCAATCGGCAACTCGGCCATTGTCTCGACGTTAATCGGCACTTTCGCGCCGCTCTCGTCCGCAATCGACCAATCGGTAATAAATGGAATGAGCGCATTTTTTTGCTCGGCCTCATTTGCGCCGCTCATGCGCTGCGCGTCATTCCATTTCACGCGCCTAATCTCAATCCATTCTTCCGTATATTCGCCACTACCGGCGATTCGCGTTGACTGCGGTTTCCCGTATATGTATTTAGCCATATTATGCCTGCAATGAAACTGTTACCGCACCTGTAATTTGAACCTCTACCTCACTCGATACCGGATCGGTCATGCTCAGGCTGATCGGTGCTGCCGTGACAAACCCGCTGAATGTATACACCTGTTTTCCCGTGCCAGTGCCTAGCGGGTAGACATTCCACACCCGAATTTCGCGGTACAGCTCTTCCATGTTTTTTTGCGGGCTGTTGGCTACTGCTACTGTGTCGTGGTCAATCGCAAAACTGAATTTACCCTCACTCATCCCGGGTATGAACTGCTTTGCCACAGTGCCATAGTGCGATGTTTCGACCGCTTCGGTCGACAAATCCAGCGCCGCGTCACGTGCGTAAGCCGTAAATGCAAAATCCAACACCGCCGAATCTGCCAGCGTCATTACGTTAATTACAACGGAATTACCAATAAATGCTGCCATCTAACCCCCTTATTGTGTCGTCACTGTGATAGCGCCGGTGATTTGAACCTCAACGTCAGACCCTACTGGATCAGTCATTGACAATGCAACGGGCGCTGCCGTCACGAATCCGTCAAAAGTATAACGCTGCAACCCTGCGCCCGTGCCCAATGGATCGACGCGCCACGCTCGTATCTCGCGGTACAGATCCTCAAGATTCTTTTGTGGCGATGCAGACAGCGTTCCGTTGTCGTGGTCGATGGTGAACGAGAATTTACCCTCACTCATCCCGGGTATAAATTGTTTTGCCACAGTGCCATAGTGCGACACCTCGACCGCCTCGGTTGACAAATCCAGCGCTGCGTCACGTGCGTAAGCCGTGAACACGAAATCGGTAGTTGTTCCGCCAGCAGTGGTCATCACTGTGATCGTTACCGCGTTGCCAATAAAACTAGCCATTTTTAAAAATCTCCTATTTTTCAAATACCGTAATTTGAACCGATATTACCTCGCGTCGATATTCAATGCCGCCAATTTCTACGCTGTCGGCAATCGTGCGCTCAGTTATTACGATGTTTGCCCAATTATTTGTAGTTGTATTGATGCTTACCACGCGCGAAACCGCCGCCTCAATATCATCAATGGCGTTTTCTGCGTCATCCTCGTTCCATGTCGCGCCATCCGAATAAAGCGCGAACACGTGAACATTAAAGTAAAACTCGTTTTTGTCTATGCCGCGATTTTGTTTACCGCGCATACTACCAGCGCTGCTTACTGTTGCCACTGGCGATTTGCCGCCAAAATCGCTGGGTTGATATCCGTAAACCGCTTGGCACAGATTGCCACCAACTAAAGCGGTTTCGAGTAGCGCAGTCAATGCCGAACGGGTGTTTTTGCGGTTTGGGGTGCTCATTTCATTGCCCCGCTAATGTAAGTCTTTACCGCCCTTACCACCTCTGGTCCATACTCGCGCTTTGCGCGGGTATAAAACGCATGTGTGCCGCCTCGAGCGTGTTCAACTGCCCCATACGCTGCCGTTTTTGCGCCAGTTCGCGGGTTTCGGGCGCTAGGATCAATAAAGATTCGCCCCTTCGCGCCGTTCACCTCAAGCCGATGGCTAGCCCGTAACGCGCCGGTATCGACGTGAGTAATACCTAGCACGTAGCGATGAATCATCAAACCAGCGCGTTTTACCGCTTGGCCTAACGCGCCAGTCGGCTTTAATTCGGCAATCCGCCGATTCATAGCCGCCTGCGCTTGTTGCAAGCCGCGAATATCTGCCCTAATCGTCTGTTGGCTCATCGTTTAATATCCTCTAACACCATCACGCGAAACGTCACGCCGCGAAAGTTGGCCCAATCCTCAACTGCCCGAATTGGGTAATCTTTGCCGCCCACCGTCAATACGTCACCCTCTCGCACATCGTCAGCCCCGATAAACGCTTGCAATACCTCGTGGGGCGTGTTAAGCGCCACACGTTGTGATATTTCAGCACTCACAGGGTCGAGCGGCGAACATTTGAGCGTTGACAAATACGCCGCCAACTCGCCGCGCTTGCCACTAACAACAGCGGGCGGGCGCTTGGTCGATGCCGTCACGGTCAACAGGCGAGCAAATGAACTCATGTCAATGTGTCAGTGGCTTTCGCCATGAAATCGTAAGCAATCACACCGGCCTCTAGTGTGCCGATCCCGACACCGTAAAGCTTAGTAATACGCGCTTGCTTGCGGTCTAAAATCTTCTCAAGCCCCGCCCTAATTTGGTCGTAGCTTTCGGATCGTGGCCCCACTGAGATATCGGTTGCATCGAAATTGCCGAGGCCGTTCTCGAGCGCTCTAAACTCCGCCAAATCAAGCAATTTGTCAGAGTCGTCAACCGCAACCCTCGCCAAATCCGCATCTGTCACCGACCCAAATGCCGCCGGTGAATACCCAGATTGGCGCATGGCCCACGCTAACGGGTCGGTCAAACTCGCGTTTGTGCCGTTGATGGTTGCGCCGTCAATACCACACGCGGTCAACAGCTTGCCACAACGGGCAATTAATACGGTTTCGGCTTGAGTTCGTGTCACGTTTTACTTTTTTTTGGCTTTTAACTCATCGACGCTTGCTTCAATCGCTGCCAGTTTTTCAATAATGGCGGCGACTTGGGTGCTAACATCAGCGCCAACGGCTTGCGGTTGCATAGAGGCCAACGCTTCTAGCACCTGATCAAGTTTGCGCTCTGTCCGAATCACTACTCGTTCTAAATCCATAAGATTTGGCGCGAGTTGCCCCGCGCCCCCCTCTATTTAGTAGCCTGATGGGATGTCGTAGCTGCCGCTAGCCTTTAGCTGCATTACAACACCATTTAAGCGATTGCCCACGCCAAAGCCAAAACGATCCTCCCAAAAGCTCGAGCGGAACGGATGCTCTTCATCTTCAACAACAAGCGTTAACCCGCGTGGCAAATTGGTGCTTGCTGGGTCAACCCGCATTTTTAGGGGCGGGGGCGCATCTAGCACGATGCCGATCATGTAGTCAGATGGCAACCAGCGCCATTCGCTAACAGTCACGCCGCTATCAGTGCGTCCCAAAATTCGCCCCGGCAGTTGGGGCATTCCGGTCACCTGATCGGCATTAGCACCGGGGATAATCATCCGGTCATTGACGCGGTTGAATTCGGTCAAGTCGGTGATCTTGGATGTCTGCGCCGATGAAATCAGTACCGCCAAATTGCTGCCGCCCGTCGGCGCTCCGAAATGCTGTTCAAGCTCATCGCGGATTGTTTTAAGCGGGTTGTTGGTGTCGCTGATTGATGCCGCAGAGTAGCCACTCACCAAATAATGATCGTCTGTAGCTTCTGATTCAGTCCCAAGCTTGGGCGGGTATAGAACACTATCGCCGTTTGCTAGTGGCTGAACCGACAACGAGCCGTTATGAGGGTCGCTAAATGTTCGTGCCGTATTATTGAGCAATGCCTTTAGCACCTCATAGCGCCGCGTGTTGGTGTCTTGAATCGTCACCGTTTGCAGATGGCGGTCAAGATCGGCAGTAGTCATGTAGGCGTAATCAATACGCCCCGCTGCAATCGCGCCCGAGAAACTCTCGAGCGGATATGCAACGTCCCATTGGCCAGTTGCTTTAATTGCACCGGGTTGAGATTGCGTTCCTAGGCGCTGCAATCGCCCGCCACCGGGTAATTTGTAACGCTCTTTAAAGTTTTCAGTTGGCGCACCTTCGACAAACACGCGCATTTGCGCGGCGATGTCGGCGTTGTAGCGGGTGACGAGTTGCGAAATAGCGTCATACACGACCCGTTGGCCGAGGGTATTAATGAATACTCTATCGGTATCGTTTACGCCTAAAGCTCCGTAAATTCCACTCATTTCTATTTACTCCTATGCGTAGACCGCCGTCCATGAAAGATCAACGTAAAGCGCCTTGCTCAATGCCGAATCTGACAATGCCACAATTCGACCAACTGCTGCCGAAACCGTGCCGGCTGCATCGGCCAAAGCTCCAGCGGTATCGCTCAAATAAACCAGCGTGTTGTATGTGCCAAGCGTGAACCCTGCCACATGGCCGCGTTTAACCACGTCTACTGCCTGCCCTGCACCCGCGCCATTAAGCGCGATGCCGCGAACCTGTTGTTTGCCCGATGCGTTTGCATCTGCAACCCCCGCCTTCCCCGCTGTTGTGAAGTAAACCGCTTGCCCCGCCGTGATAGTTTCGACGGCGATAAACGAATAGACCTCAGCAGTGTGGGGAAATAAAACCGCTACATGTGCGGCTGTTACTGCGATATCTGCCATTTTTTAAATCCTTGTTGTGTAACCTGTTACCGGAGTTGTGACTGTTGTGCCGCTCGTGCGTTGTGCTGGCTTGCTCGGACTTCCTACGCTGCCGCCTGTTTGCTTAAGCAAATAGGGCTTGGCCTTGGACAATGTTTCAAGCGCTTCTTTTACGCCCGTTACGCTTTTGCCGTCAATGCTGATCAACTTACGGTCAATCATCACTGCTGCATCGCTTGGATCGGTGAACCCAAGTCGAACCGCTTCGCGTTCAATTGCTGTCAAGATTTTCGTCTCTGTCAATTCGGCAACTGTTGCGTTTAATTGCGCTTCCAATTCCTTCGCCTTTGCCGCCGCCTTTTCCGTTTCACTCATTGCGGCTTCGGCTCGCGCTTTCTCTGCGCTTTCTAGCGCGTCTAATCGTTTGCGCCGATCAGCAGCCTCTCTATTTGCCTCTTTCAGGGCCGCCGCCATACGCTCGCGCTCGGCTAACAACTCATCAACTGTCGGTGTTTTTTTGACCTCTACCGCTGGCGCATCCGCGCTTGCTGGTTTTTCTGCTTGTTGTTCCATCTCGAAACCTCTTGCCCCACATCACGCGGGGGAATAAAAAACGCCCGTTCTGTGTAGTGATTTCTCACTACCTCAGAACGGGCGTTATTAACGACTGTTCTATTTCCCCCGTGACGGGGCGGCCTGCGCACTGGCACGGGTTTATTTAGTTGCTTAGATTATAGCACTTTGTATTACTTTCCAGTGCCAACATCAGCAATATACCGGCGCTCAATCCACGCGACCACCATTTTTAGCGCTTGTCTCACTACTAACATAAATTCGCGCATCTCGTCATTTTTGTTTGCGTTGTTTTGTGCGTTGTTTGTCATTTTTATTGCCGTCCTGATTTTGAGTCAGCCGGATTAATTTCAACCCTACTGCCATCCTCACGCGCTTTGATTTCGGCAATCGCTGCTTTCCTCATGTCACTCGTCATTCTGTCGTCAATGTCATCCTCATGCACCAGAGCGACCGAGGTGCGACAATAATCATGGAATGGCGGGTCTGCCATTTTGTCGGCATAGCGCGGTGTGCCAGCAAGCCGAAATAATTCATCAACGCCAACCACCTGCCCATTGACGCGCAAGCAGCAATCAGTTGTGCGCTCATCAATCGCGGCAATGGCTTGGCGCTTATAAACCTCAGCTTTGGCAACCGCGTTTGCGTCCGGCAAAATCAACCCGCCAATATTGCCGAACCCGCCCACAAACGCCGCTTCTAAACGCTGATCACGTGCCGATGACACCATCTCCGCAACAATCCGCTTGCCGATTTTGAGCAATGACGCTGGCGACAATAGCCCAACGCGCCCACTATCGCCAATGATCGAAACAGGATCGCGCCCCATTGCCAATTGCGCATAAACCGCATTTATTTGCGCGTCAATTGCCGAGGCAATTGCATCACGTGCTGGCTGTGTCAATTGTGACAGAATTGGGTCAGGCAACAACGCGCTATTTTCGACAATATCATTACGCGCAATGTCACGCTCCGCACGGTTTGCGCCAACAAGGGCGGCTTGCTCGAACACTTGAGTAAATGCAACCGTTAGCCGAGTCTTGAACGTGCGTAACATTTCGCGCACTACGAGCGGGTTGTCCAAATGCGGCTCAACCTCACGCAAAAACGAGCGATACAGCGACATGATCACGCCGCGTGGATGGTCAGCGCTGCCGAGTTTGTCGAACAGCGTTTTAATATCATCGCCCGTATCTAGCGCGTTTTGTATCGCCCGCTCATGCGCTTTGCTCATGCCGCCTGATTGCCTCCAAGATCACCAAGCAACGCTAGACGCGATGTGTATTCAGCCGATTGGGTAATCTCTGCGATTTCATCATCATTCCAACCCTCACGCCTTAGGTAAACAACCAATGGCACACCGGTTTTAATCGCCGTGTTTGCGGTTTCCCAAAACAGCTTAGATTCCTCAAGTTTCTCAAATCGGTCAACCTCAAACACCGGTCTATCTCCAATGTGAAATTCAAGATCGCCGCGCTTATAGCTGTCAAGCCCAAAACCTTTATAACCCTCATACCCGCGATAACCGCCAATGCTAACGGCCATTTGCATGGCGCGGGTCAGCGCATCGTCATACGAGGGCCTCCGCTCGAACACCTTTTGGGTTACCCGCTGCCGCGCCAATCGTAACGCCCGCCCGCTTGTGTCGCCGCCGCTGTTCCAAATGTCCATCTGCAATTCTGGGAATTCGCGCTCAAGCTCGGTGTTGATGTTGCTGATGTGCTGCAATGCGCTTGCGATATCAAGTGGTGCAACAAGCGGCATTGCCTTGGCTTGTGGGTCGGTGGCATACAGCGCTGGCGTTTCCTCGCGCCCTGACTCTGGTCTATCCGCCGTATTGCTTCGCCCCGTCATGGTTGGTGTGCTATCCGGCCTCTTAACGCCGCTAAACAGCCATCCGCTATCTACCATTTTGCGGATCTGGTCACTGACTTTGCTGGCAACATCGTCAACCTCACGAATTTTTGATAAGGCCGGATGAATTTCTGCCCACCCCCAATCTAGCCCGACATGGTTATGTTTTGCGATCACCAGCGGGATAAACCCGTATGGCTCGCGCCACTCCGCCACCGGCGACCCATTCAGCATATTTTCAGGGTAAGCATACACCGCGCCGTTCAAACGTGTCGTGTATACAACATCGTCGCCATCTCGCGTTGCAGTTTCGTTATAAATTATTGTGCCTGTTGGGTTGCGTGGGTCGATGCGTTTGCACTCAATCTCATAGCCTTTGACGTTGTTAACGCTGTCCACCGTTACATTTTTGATGGTGGACGGCTTAACGGCTTGCAAAAACACTTTGCCGCGTGACGGATCGTCAATTATGCGAATTGCAACATCACCATAAATTGCACCATCTTGAGCCACGATTCCCTTCTCGCTCGCCCAATTGCTGCTGCGCCACAATGCGCCAATAGCCAATCGTATTTTGTCGTTGTCGGTCACAATCGGGATTGCGCTTGGCACTATTCGCCCATCACCCGCTGCGTAATCCAGCGCACCGCCCCAAATGTGAGCGCGGTAAAACGATACGATGCGATACGTTGGATTGTAAATATTTCGCGTGTAGCGATACAGCCCATAATCAGATTTCATTTTGACGGCCCACGTATGGATATCCCGATAGGCGTTATTTTCGTAATAACTCCAATTCATTGCATAGCGCAACTGTCGAGCCTCAACGCTGCCAAAAGAATTAATGCCGCTTGCATCGCCGCCACTGTTTACCCACGCTTCACGAAACGCCTTAACGCCATTCATAAATTTATCAAATACTCCCATTTGTTAGCCTCTATAGCCCATAAGCGGGCTATTGCCGCGCTCAATACCGCCCGTTTCATCAACCTCACACGCTGCCCACGCCAGCGCCAAACTCATCACAGTGTCGTCGTGCATCCCGGCGGGCGCGTTATATTGCACCCCGCCGTTTGCCGTGCGCTTGCTCTCATAGCTCTCAAGCTCGCCGATCGTCACTTCATCGCGCAAAATCTCAATTTCGCGGTGGTCAAATGCCGCCGCGAGTGATTCGATGAGATCCGCCTTCGTCGTTGCTGTCGTCGTAAAATCACGAACCGGCAAGCCCATGCGCCTAAGCTCGTCGTTGTTTGGCTTGCCCATCGCATTTTGCTCTGCCAAAATTGACGACACGCCGAACCGCTGGCACACCGCCGCAATACGCTGGCGCTGCATCCCGTATTCAATGCCGGTGAAGCGCTCTTTCCAAATCTCGCGCTTGTCTGTTGCATCAATCACCGTAAGCACAGTGTAGTCGTGGCTTAACGCCCAATCTAACCCCGCGACATAGGTGCGATCCAACTCCGGCTTTTGCAATGACGCAGCCGTTGCCCGTTCACGCACCGCCCGAAATACCCCGCCGCCATCCTCGATGAACTCAGCGAGCCACTCTTGGCGATACGTGCGTTCACTCACGCGTTCTCGCGCCAATTCAGCCGCCCGTTTGATGTTCGGGTTGGGATTGTCGGCGCTGGGCGCGGAAAATGAGGCATAGCCATTTGCGCCATTTTTACCCCGTTGCCATTCGCGCCAAAACCAGTTACGGCCGTGAGGGGTGCTGATGAGTATAGCCTCGCCAGCGTAGTCGGCAAGCGTTGGTTGCAAAATGTCGGTCCACACCTCGTCTTTTATTTTTGCAGCCTCATCAATGATCAGCAAATTAAACGATTC